CAAGCTATCGTCGTATAACCAATGTACATTTGCGTGCATATATCGCGGATCACGTGTTCCTCGATACACTTCGCGTCCATCCATATCCCAACTGTCTGCAATCACATCCAAGTCGTTCTCTGTAATTCCACTTCCGATATCTGTATAGACAAATCCAAGTTGGGTTCTTGAAAGCATTACTCCTTCTCAAGTTTATGCGAATGATACTGAAACGCGAACATCGTGTCGACAGATCGTTTTGGTCGCTGAACGTGAGAGTTCGTGTCGTTTGGTCTTACCCTCTGACTTGGTAAGAACGGTTGAACATTCGTCCATATCTTTTTGAATCTCAGCAAAATGTGCGTCAATGTATGCGAGTACATCGTCTTGAATGGCCCATTCGAAAAAGCTGAGTTGACCTACGGTTGTTTTCATATCCATGAACTGAATACGCTTCCAACGACAGAACGGATCAAACATCTTTTTGCTGTATGCCTTCAGATGTGACTTATACGCCAAATAGACGATCACATGACGTCCAGTTGTGGTTGTATACGAAACATTATGTTTCTTCGCATAATTGGTCACAAACCAGTCAATCAATCGTAAACTCACTTGCGATTCGCCTCCAATAATTGCACGAACGCGTTCAAGAATGGTAGGGTTGCTGTAAAACACCGACAGTCGATGTAATACAAGTTGTTCTTTGCTTTGGATCTCCATGGTAGAAGTGCGTTGGTTCATTGAAAATGGGTTAGACAAGAATATAACAAAGCTCCATGAGTGCCGTATTTAGTTCTCATTTGGGCGTTGAAATTGCAGACATCCAACCCTTCACTCAACAACTTGGCGAAACTATCGAGGCTATGAAACTCAAACTCGTCAATGAAACGAAGTTGTTGGAAGGAATGGAGGTTCCGGAATACGGTAAAGGAGAATGGTCTATTGAAAACGGACTTTCGGATACGACGCAGAAGAGTGATCAATGGAAGAGCGCCTCACAGAATGGCTGCTCGACAACCGACCCTATACACATCTTAATCACAGACTCAAACATTTTATCCTCTTTTGCAAGACCCTTGAACCGAGACTCTCCTACACTGTACTCAAACGACACATACTCACCATCGTCGACCGAATCATGCTCGGCGAAGTCGGACGATTGTGGCAAAGAGACCGATGCTACGAACGAGTGTTGCGAATGTACGGTTCCAACGATCAGCGCACGGATGGATGGCACGCCAAGCGAGGCGAGATGATTACTGCCTCTGAAGTCTATGGCGTCTTTGGTTCAGACTCTGCACGCCGTGAAGTGATGATGCGTAAGTTAGAACCACGTCCTCCAGGAGATGGACCTGGTATTCCTGCATTGTTGTGGGGAACTCGATTTGAGCCCATCGCAAAGCGTATCTACGAAGAACGAACCAACTGTACAATTACGGATGTGTCCTGCGTCCAACATCCAGTCCATACATTTCTAGGAGCCTCTCCAGATGGATTGATTGTTCCCAATGATGCGGCAGATATGAAACGCTATGGACGTTTGGTTGAATTCAAGTGTCCGATTAGTCGTGCAATGAAAGCTGAAATCCCTCCAGGCTATGTACACCAAATGCAGATGCAAATGGAGTGTACAGGGATTGATGAATGCGAGTATGTAGAGTTCAGATTTAAGCAAGTCAATTACTCTGAATGGACCAAGACGACTGAAGTGAAAGGAGCCTTCACAGTCTACGAGGACGGCAAAGTACTCTACGACCAAGAAATTTATGAAGACACAACTCAAGTGGTCTATTGGATTCTAGGTTCGATTAAGGAAGACTTTGTGCCGAAGGATCCAGAATGGCTGACTAAGCATTTGGAAGGGCTACGTCAGTTCTGGAATGAAGTGTTGGACCATCGCAAACACGGAACTCTACCACCAAAACCGGAAGAGAAGAAGATGGCTAGTTTGGATTTGTAGGCTTCTGCACTATGAACATAATATCATCATGTCTTCCCTTGATATGTCTACGGTCTTCGACACGACTCACCATAGAGGAAGGTAAGAACTTTTTGATTTCATCACCCCATGAAGGATGTTGAAGATCTTCAATGATGAGATAGCCTCCAGGACGTACAAAATTGATATAGAGAGCTGCAAATAAGCACATTGAATCCAACGTATGCCATCCATCGTCAATCACTGCGTCAAAGGATTCAGGTTCAAACTTTCCTACAACCGAAGGTGAGTATGCATCTGCCTGTAATATATGAACTCGATGTGTTCGAGGAGTGAATTTGTTTCTACGTAGGTCGAGATCGAGTCCATAGATGTTTGCTTTTGGAAAGTAATCCTCCCATAATTTGATAGACCCTCCGTCAAACACACCTACTTCAAGAAGGTTCTTGCAAGTGTCTTTAAACGGTGAAAATAACGACTCATACACAGGAAGGTATGAATGACCAGTGTTCTTATCCGTCAAGGTATTGTCTACAAGTGATTCCATTTACTACAATCCAGATAGATATGTGTAAACTATGACCATTACTTTCGTATCCGCGTTTATTAGCTTAGATGAATCACGTCCAGTAGACAAATCCGTTGACCGTTACTTTGACTTATTTAACCAACTCCAATCGACTGGAATTCGATTTCACCTCTTCTTAAGCCCTAACTATAGAGGAAGAGTCTCTCTAAAAAATGGTATTATTGACTATGTCTCATTGAAAGACTTGAATGCGTATGCAAATGCTCCCTCTGGACTTCCAGACTATCGTAATGCTCTTCATGATACTCGCAACTTCTTGATTCTCATGAACTCCAAGGTTGAGCTTGTGAAGCGAGCGATGGATTCACAGATGCACTCTTCCAGTCATTTTGCATGGGTTGATTTTGGAATCTGCCATATGTTTCGAACACTCGAATCCTCTCTTTCACAGATCCGTCAGCTTGGAAAGACAGTTCTACCTACACCGTGTATGCTGGTTCCAGGATGTTGGAACAAGCAGGAAGTTGTTCTTTCTCATGTAAGTTGGAGATTCTGCGGAAGTTTGTTTATCGGAGATCGAGCCTCGATTGAAGAATTTCATCAACGTCATACTCAAGTCTATTCAACCCTCCCTCATCTAACTTGGGAAGTCAATGTATGGGCTCACATGGAAAGTCTTGGTTGGACTCCTACCTGGTATAAGGCAGATCATGATGATTCAATTGTTTGGACTCCGTATACAAGCGGAATTGTTCGAGTTCCTTCAAAGGTCCCACTCTATTGGGCTGGTGGATACAGCTCATTTTACCCTGCAAGTGCAATTGAACAATTCGTAGTTCAATCGATACAGTCTTGTTCACCTTCGGTTTCAGTTGTCTTCTCTCAATCCGATGGATTGATTGGAGAGGAAGCCTATTCTCAATTATCGGATACTCACCATGCAACTACACGTGCAGAGAAAGAGTTTGAAAAGTTAGAGTCCAGTGCACGCTACGGTACAACTCCAATTGTAGCCATGTTATGCACTCGTCAGTTTAGCCGTCCTAACTTATTACTGTTACCTTTGGACGACGATACGTTCAACCGCGGACTTACGGCTGTACTACAACCGTTTCATTTTCCCACTTGGGAAGATCGCAAACCACTTGCATTCTGGCGTGGTGGATCCAGTGGATGTGATCGTCCAACAATTCGTATGCGAGTTGTAGACAAAGTACAGGATGTTTCGTATGCAGACGTCAAGTTTACTCCAGGTGGATGGCCTGAGAACGATGCATTAATTCCTAAATCACAGTTTGTAACTCAACGGTGTGACCTTGCTAAACATTTCGAGTACAAGTATATTTTCATCTTGGATGGAAACTGTATTGCATCTGCACATCAATGGGTGTTTGGGTCAGGATCCGTTCCAATTATGGTTACGCATCCAGACAATGAGTATTGGTTCAAAAAGTACTTGATTCCCATGGTACACTATGTTCCGATCCAGTATGACTTGAGCGATCTTCATGAAAAACTTCAATGGCTTGTAGCTCATGATAACGAAGCCAAGAAGATTGCAGACAATGCAATGAAGTTTTCCAAGACCGTCTTCTCATCCGAATTTCAAAAGGCTTATGTAAAGTCTGAACTCGACCGTCTTCTCGGTGGTAGCGGTTCTCTCTTGAATGCTCGTATGGTTACAAAATCTGCAACCCCAAGTGATATCAATGAACATTTACCCATTCTCTATAACTATGCGAAGCGTTGTACGTCGATTGTAGAATGTGGTGTGTTAGAAGTTACGAGCTCGTATGCGTTTGCAAGTGGGCTGATCGGAACTCCGAACAATTCACTGACGATGATCGATCCTCTTCTGTCCGAGAATATGGAACCCTTCCTAGACATTTGTAATCGAGAAAACGTCAATGCCGCGTTTTTGTATGCAAGTGATTTAGAGTGCGAACCCATTGAAACTGATTTATTGTTTATTGATTCGTGGCATGTCTATGCGCAACTCAAGCGAGAGTTAGCGCATTGGCATTCGAGTGTGAAGAAGTACATTCTCATTCACGATACGACGGTAGATGAATGGTATGGAGAATCCGTGCGTGGAAATGCAGATGCTGAACGACAAAGCCGTGAAACAGGGTTTCCAGTTGAGGAGATTCGTAAAGGACTTTGGCCTGCGATTGTAGAGTTTTTACGTACACATCCAGAGTGGAAACTTACTGAACGATTTACAAATAATAATGGATTAACGGTTCTTTCAAGAGTGGGTTAAGGAATACTTGATGAAATGGAAATTGCCCCAATCCGGTCCTTCTAGATAATTGTTCTCAGACCATGCAAAGAGATATTTAGTTCCAACTCTCTGAGGGAATGGCGTCCAGACTCGTAACTTATAGCTGAAAATAAGGTTCATCAACCCTGTTTCATTGCACATGAAGATTGGATAATAATTCATCGTGTGATAAAGATCTTCAAACGTAACCTTTTCAAGGAGCGATGTATCAAAGACAAAGATAGGATTGTTGAAATAACGTTCTTGACAGATCGATCGATGATACTCTTGAAACAATTTTTCAGTTACATCTGGATTAGCTTCCATGTCTAACTGGCGACCAAACCGACTTCCATTATCATATGGATCCGAGTCATCGGGTGCTAAGAACCGACCCTTCCAAGGAAGGTACAATAGAGGTTGGACTTCGTCAAACACACGAAGTCCTGCATCTATAAACACAACTCGGTCCCATTGTCGAAAATAGGGTTTGAAGACTTGGAGTTTATCCCATTGATACAACTTTCCAAAGTGGCGATTGTCTGGCATAGGTTTGAGTGGATGTTCTTTGAACTTTTCAACCAATGTATCTGTATTGAGATGGGTTGTTTTATAGATACGAACTCCCTCCATAGGATCTGGAGTAAAGTCCACTGCAATCCATACAATGTCGCCTTTCCACTTACCATGTACTTGAAGTTCACGGATCGTACGTCGTGCTTTGGGTGCATACGAAGCATCGGATAAGGTAACGAAGACCGTAGTCATTTATCCTCACCGGTTAAAACAACAACACCACTTTGAACGACTTGCGAATTGTCGATTCCATTCATCAATTGTATACTGGCTTCCCATACTCGTATTACATCGAGCACAAATTGGAATTAGATTATCAACACTTGTAGACCCTCCTTTGCTTTCCGGAATGTTATGTCCACACTGGAAATCAAAGACATTGATTCGATTAGTACACCAGACTACTTTACATTTGCTATCAAACTTTTGCCCTATGTGTTTGATCCACACTTGTTCACGTAAGGCTTTAGGAATGGTAGCTTTTCGAGTTGTAGGTTTTTTGAAGAGGCTTGTTACTTTAAAATGAGGCGAATAGGTCATTGTTCTTTAAGCCACATACGCTCTATATTGGTTCACTTGGAAGGGTGTTTGAACTCCCTGTATCGGTCCCATTGGATAGGGTGAAGGATTCATATGGTTGGTCTGTTGGTCGTAGGAGGAATCCTCTACCGCAATCGTCTTTCCGATCTGCGTTCGATCTAGGAATTCAGGTTCAAATCGTTCACGTGATTTCATCAACACCAACGAAATCACAAGTATTGCAGCGGCAAGTAAGATCCAAGCTTTCATTGTTTAAAGCGTGTGAAAAAACGTATAACTTTCTGTCTACATCAGAGAACAAGTATGGAGCAAGACAAGGCACTTGAAATGATTCGCACGATGGTAGGACGCCGTGGTCTTGATACGCGAACTGAACGCGTAACAACGGAAGACATTGAGCGAGTTACACTGTATACAGTCGGTGGAATCTTGGTGATCTTCAGTCAAAAGGAGAAAGGATTATTAGAACGCGACATACGTCTCTTTGTAGAGTTTGCATCGAACCATGACTACTCGAACGGTCTAATTATCGTATCAATGATGCCACCGTCAGAGAACGTGCTCAAAGCCGTGAAACAACTGACGAAGGACAACCCCATTCAGTTCTTCCACATTCATCAACTCAAGTTCGATATCACAACCCATCGTATGGCAATGCCCCATCGCATTCTCAAGGACAACGAAAAGGAAGCACTGTTCAAGCAGTATAATATCGTAAACCCTCACGATCAATTACCGTGGATTGATTCTCAAGACGCCATGGTGAAATGGATTGGAGGACGACCAACCGATATCATCGAAGTCACTCGCCATAGTGATGTAGCAGGGCGACAATTATACTATCGCTATTGTGTTCCGGACGTAAATGTTGCGTGAGAATAATGGACGCATTGCGAGCAGCACATGAGAAGCAACTCATTGACTATAAAAATATGATTGATCAAGCGATTGAGAGCCGAGATGCAACGAAACTACCTGAGATTCGAGCGACAAACCAGGCACTCTACGATCGGTT